ACCCCCCCAAGAACTCTTTAGGCGTTTTGAACACATCCGCATTTCAACCATTGATGCTGGATTTCGACCCCCTATGGTTTCCCACCACCATCCCCTACGACCACCAACCCCAAGAAACACCAATAAACAAAAAGGGTTGGTCGAAGCGCGGGTTTAGCCGACGATCTCCCATGACCCTTGACGGCTCAACCGCTCCCACTCCCGGTCGAACTTGCCGACTTTGCGTTTACGTCCCGTGGTGGTGTGGACGAACATGACGGGCGGGTGTAACGATTCCCGGTCGGTGCCCATCACTTTTGTCCAGTCCGAACCGAGACCGGTGCTGTCAGCCCCGACGAACCGGAAAGCGTGGCGGTCGGGTGTCGATGAATGCAGTGATGGGATTGTGGTGTCGTGGTCGACGAGGGACGGCCAGGTGAACAACCATTCGGTTTTGGTGCTCCGGTAGTAGGCGGTGGCGCGGCCGTCGTAGGATTGGCCGACGTTGGTGTACCGGTCGCCGTATTCGACGAGTGCCCGAATGTGGGTGGTGGGGTAGACGCAGGCGACACCCCAGGTCGGTCCGGGTCCGCGGATGAGGGTTGGTCGGGTGTCTTCGGCTGCCGCAACCCACCGCCGGTAGATGACCGGGTTGGGGCGGCCGGTACCCAAGTACAGGTTTATTGGTGTGGTGGGGTGGGCGGCGATAATTTCGGTGACGGTTTCGGTGAGGTGTTGGGAGGTGATGGTGTCGTCTTGGATTACCAGCAGATGTGTGGTGTCTGGGTGTGCGCTCGAGAGTGCCGTTTTCGCTGTCGCCCATATGTGGTTGGTGGTGTCGTAGACAACGGTCGGGGTGGTGTCGAGCATGTCGACGAGCCGTTCGACTGAGGTGGTGCGGGCGGGGTGGGCCATGATGACCGTCGCCAGGTTCACCTGGCCGGTGTTTCGATGTCGGCGGGCGGGTCGACCTTTTGGATGGTGCCATGCCACCGCAACCGGTCGGCGCGCATCCTCGCATAGTTTTGGGCTCGCCGCCGCGACGACCGGCCCGGTATCAGCGACGGGACGTCGGCGTGGTCGCACAAGTTCGGCCACGTGTAGTAGACGGGGACGTGTTCGGATTCGAAGTAGGAGCCGAGCCGGTGGTCGTATTGGGGGTTGGTGCAACCATCACCGTAAGCAACAATGTTTTCGATGAGACGGGTGGGTACGACAACGCCAACACCCCACCATATGCGGTCCATGACAAGGTAGGAGACGGTGTGAGGGACCTGGTCGAGGACCGGCCCCCACGACCGGGTCCGGGTGGTGTACAACACGAGGGGGGAACCGTCCGGTACACGTTCCAAAGCGTTGCGGAGTCCGGTGATGAACTTGGGTGGTATTACGGCGTCGTCCTGGATGGTGAGGGCGTAGTCCGACCCGGTGTCCAGGTGGGCGAGCAGCGACCGCCTACCCGTATCCCAACGGTCGTTCTTCTCGTCGTACACGACCGGAGGGTTGCCCAGTTTGTGTTGGAGTGCTGCAACCATGTGTTCCCGTTTGGGGTGGGCCATTATTACGGCGGACAGTTTCATGCGGCGGCGATCCTTCGCAGTATCCACTCCACGACGGGTACGGCGACGGCGTTGCCGAGTTGCCGGTACCTTTGGCTGTCGCTGTTGCCGGGGGTGTCAGTCCAACCGTCGGGGAAGCCTTGTAGTCGTTCACATTCGAGAGGGGTTAGACGACGGACAAAAGGTCTGGTGACATAGGTCTGTTGTTTGATGCCTGGTTCAGCGGCCAGTACACCAGCAATCCCCAGTTCTCTTACTTCGTCCCGCTGGTTTTGAGCAAAGGCAACAGCAGGAACTTGCCCCGAACTGAGAGCGTCGATGTATGTACTGCGGGGTGATAACTGGTCGGTGCCGGTCTGCCAGTTGAAGGCCACCAGGGATGGCTCGGCTACATCCATAGCTGGTCCTTTGTGGTCTCTAGTCCTCAGGGCATTGACCTTCTCCGGTACATACACTGAATGGCTGGCTCGAGAATTCTGTTCCAGTGGATGAGCGATGTCTGTTGATGAGATTGGGGTCTGTGAGGAATGGAAGATCAGATGGTTGGCTTGGGCTGAGTTGTCGTCTGCGCCACCTTTTCCAAAGTCTCTTGTAAGACTGGAGGCAATATTCGACCCCTCTTCTCGGCTCGGTTCAGGATGCCCAAACATGCCTTCTGCGAGAGCGAGAATTTCGGGTCGGGGATTTCCTCCAGAATGTCCGACAATGAACACACGGCGGCGTCGTTGCGCCACTCCGAAGTATTGAGCGTCCAAAACTGCCCAGACGACGCCATACCCGCATTCGGTAAGCGACCGAATGATCGTTTCAAAGTCTGCACCGCCTCGACTAGAGAGGAGGCCTGGGACGTTCTCTCCCAAAACCCAGGTGGGGCGGATGCGATCAATGAGCCTGTGATATTCCCACCAGAGTGCGCCGCGGTCACCAGCAAGTCCGTCGCGGTTTCCTGCGACGCTGTAGTCCTGGCAGGGGAAACCTCCGGTGAGAACATCGACTGTTGGTGGTGTGTTGATTCCATGTATGTCTCCAAAGTTTTTGACGGCAGGCCAGTGATAGTCAAGAACAGCGGAAGCGCGCTTATCGTACTCGGATTGCCAGACCACTTCCATGCCTGCACGTTCTGCGGCGAGGTCGAACCCGCCGATACCGGCAAACAGTGATCCAACAGTCAAAGGTTGTTGTGCCTCCATGTCCACCATCCTAGTCTCTAAACCTCCCACCTGACCTGCCTGCTGCCCATGTGCAAGTAGCGGACCACTTTGTATCCGAGCGGTCCGATCACCCGGCGGATCTTCAACAAATCGTGGTCGGTGTGCGCTTCGGTGTACACGACCGGCCGGTCACGGTCCAAATGGTTGACCATCCCGGCGAGCACCTCTGATTCCATTCCCTCAACATCGATTTTGACCACAGCAACATTCTGAATGTTCACTTCGTCGTCGATCGGGTGGACGGGGATGTGGCCCCGTTCAAGTTTGAGGGTGTCGCCGTCCCGTTCGGGGTCGAACTCCAACCACATGCCAGTGGTGAACCTGCCGCGGGTGTGGCGGTCGCCGGCAGCCCACGGGTGGACGGTGATGTCCAACCCGGGGTTGAGTGCAATGTTGTCTTCGAGCATGCCCCGTGACAGGTCGTAGGGTTCCCAGGCGTGGACGGTCAGCCCGCAAACTGCGGCGAAGAACAGGGTGTGGTTGCCGACGTGGGCTCCGATGTCGAACGCTACCCCGGTGTGGTGGTCGTTGTACACCTGGTTTAACAGTTTCTGTTCGTAGGGGATGCCCATGTTGAGTTTGGAGCCGACCCGTCCGGTGCCGGGGTTGTTGATCCGGTAGGTTCGGCCGTGGGCTTCGATGGTGGTGACGGTCACGGCCGGAACACGGCCAGCCGTTCGGCCTCCACTTCGTATGGCCCCCACGTCCGGGCCAGGTGGTCGGCAGCCACCCTGACACCCGGGTTTTTTGGGGTGTCCAAATCGTCGAGAATAACCGTGGCCCCAGCTGCAAGGTGGGGTGTCCACGCTTCGCCGTCGCGGATCACCGAACCGGCTTCGTGGTCGGCGTCGACGAACAACAACCCCACCGGCGGCCCACCCCAAGTTTGTGCCGCAACATGCCCGAACGTTTTGGTTGCTTTGATCCGCCTCGAAAAGTGCATTGCTTTGACCTGTGACCGGAACACTTCGTAGGTGGTTGGGTCGGCGAACCCGAACCGGCCGGTCTGGTTGCCGGCCAGATCCCAGGCGTCGAACGCGTACACTTTCGCTCCGTTGGGGCCAGCACCAGCAGCGAGGTAGCAGGTCGATTTGCCTTTATATGATCCGACTTCGACGACCGCCTCCGTGGGCGGGACCTGCGAGGCGTAGCGGGCGAGGGTGTCGCCGACTTCGGGTGTTATCAACCCTTCCAGATCGGTGAGGTTCACAACGGCACCCCTTTCTTGCGTCTCTGGTTGGCGAAATGATGGACAGCGTAGGCATCAGGGAAATCCTCGGCCGCCCGGTCCAACTCGTTGTATGCGTACGGGAAGAACATGTGCTGATGGTAGACCCTGACTTCGGGGTGGCGGCGCAGGATCGGGGTCAGGAATTGGGGGCCACTCTTTTTGGTGTTCGCCTTATTGTGGTGGCGGCGCACCGAACCGGGGAGCCGTTCGATCAGCTCTTTGATGAACGGGTGGCCGGGGACTGCGCCCATGATCGCGTTCGACGCCCAACGGTCCTGCACTTCCCATGCGACGAACGCTTCAACATCGCAGAGCGGGTCGATGGGTTTTTGGGGTTGGCAGTCGATGTCAACCCACACTCCGCCGTACTGGTAGAGGATTTCGTAGCGGGCGATGTCGGAGCGGAACTGTTCGACCGTGTCCGGGCTGATCTCTGCGGCACGCTGCCACAGGTCCAGACTCGGGGGGGTCAACGGGGGGATGCTCGTCCACAGGCGGTAGGTCCAGTCTTTGTGGGTGTCCTTCCATTCTTCCGTCCACTTCCGGTAGGTGGCGGGGATCGGTCCAGGACTATTGCGCAACCACATTTGGTGGAAAAGTTTCGGTACGCCCGTCACACGAACACCCTCCGGTGGTGCTGCTGCGCTGCCTGCACCGTCTCCCATAACCGTATCCGATCCCACGCCAACAATTGTTGGGGGGCTACGGGTACGCCCGGTGTTACCGGTTCGACGAACTGTGGTTCGTAGCTGGTGGTCGGATCATACATTTTGCCGGTAACATTGTGGAGGCGTAGCGGGACCGGTTCGGTCAGCAGGGTGCGGAGGGTGCGGAGGGTCCCGGCGAACACAAGGTTCCGGCTCACCTGTAGGGATATCGCCCCCGGACCGTGGACCCGACGGCCGATAGCGGCTTTCCACCATCCGCGGGCGACGAGTTCGTCGATGATCTGCCAGGATTCGGTAGCGTCGACTTTCGCCCCGTCGGAAACGTCGAGGGTGACGGCGAGAAGCTTCTCGGCTGTGGACCGCCTGATCCTGTTCGCCGCACGGTGGTGGTTGCCGCCACGGCCGTAAACAATGTTGCCGACCAGTGAAGGGGTGACACCGGCGACCGCGGCGACACGTTTGGCACCCATCCCCTGGTCCATCAGGGAGACGACATGGTTTCGGGTTTCGGCCGAATCAACCAGTGGTGGCGGTTCGTACGGGAATTCGCCGGTCCACCGCGACCGCTTCTTCATGTAGGCGGTGTTCGCCTCGCGGCATGGGATACACCGACATTTGTCGAAGACATAACAGGCGTGAGAGCCGTGGTAGTGGGTGGCGACCGGGTGTGTGCAGGCGGCGTTGGCCACGGTAGGACGATCAATAACCGGGGTCTGTACCTCCATGCCGGTCAGCATACCACCGAAAAAGCGAAGCCACCCGGTTAAAGGTGGCTTCACTACCAGACGGTTGCGGGTCAGCCCAGCCTAACTCGACTCCCCCGTCCAACACGTGATTTCCTCTTGGGCGCCGGTCGCACCAGTCGGACACACATCAATGTTGGCGAGGTGGACCACTTCGTTACCGACCAGACACGCCGAATCGAACGTTTCCTCGAACGTTTGGAAATCGTTGGTGTCGTTGAGTGTCGAATCCCGGACGACACCGAGGTTCAGGCTTGCCCTGGTCTGGCGGATGACCGTCCCTGGTGCGTACACGATTGCGTCCGCAGCCGGGAACGACGCCGAAGCGCTGAAATCTGAACTGAGGTTCGCCAACCATTGCACCCGAAGGTTCGCCACCCTGAAATAGTCGTCGGCCGCGGCGTACGCCCGGTCCATTGACACGGTCCCGTTGCGGGCAACATAGTCGGCGGCGGCAGCATCCCGCACATAAGCGGGCAGCAGCACGTCGAGCGGGGCTTCGGTGCCCATCCTCCACTTGTTCCGGTACCACGCCGCGATAAACCCGAGGGTGTGCGACAGGTTGACCAGGGTTCCGCCACCAACATTGCCGGCGTGGTCCTGGGTGAGTGTGGCGAACCCGATGATGTCGTCGATCAGTTCAATATCGACCTTGTGGTCGTGGGTGATCAACGCTTCACCGGTCATGTGGCCGACGAACTCGGGGTAGAAGATTTGTTGGAAGTTGCCGAACTGGAGTCGGGTCGGGTAAGCAACAATGTCACACGACCGTGTTTCCACACACGCCGGAGTGAACACCGGTTTGGTCAACTCGCCCGGGTCCTCGTCGATGGTGTTGGTCCACGGGAACGCAATCCCCGTTTCGGCCAGCAGGTCGGCCACACCGGGCGACACCGGATACTGCAGGTTGCCCCGTTCGGACACGACCGTCGGCAATTCCAGGAGTCCCGAACGGAACGACACGCTGAAAAAATCGTAGATTGGGGTGCCGGGAGCGCAGAACCCGCCCGACGCTACGATCGCTTCGCCACGTTCCGCTTCCCGGCGAATGTTCGACAGGGTCACAAAATTGGTTTCGGCGTCGTCGGTGAACCTGTAAGGCACCTGGTCGGAGAAGTCCGCTTGGGCGACCATCAGTTTCGCACCGGGGGTCAACCCGCGGAACGCTTCGGCCATTGCGTGGCCGAGCTCTTTCGGGTTGGCGAACCGGTGGCCGGCACGGATACCGGCGTCGGCAACCCCGGCCGAAGCCTGCAGGCTGAACGAACTTGTGGCTTCGGGTTCTGGTTGGCGGGGCCGGTTCGCGGCGACAGCACCAAGCGGGGCACGCCTCCGAGGTGCAGCAGACGCAGCAACCGCGACCGGTTCGGTTTCGGTTTCGACCGTTTCGGTTTGCACGGACGCTTCCTCGTCGCCGTCTTCCACCACTTCGGTTTCTGCCTCGTCGCTGTCGTCGTCGGATTGGGTTTCGTCGAGTGTGGCGAGAATGGCGTCGGCCTCATCAGCTGTCGCCTGGGCGGTGTCGGCCAGTTCGGCGGTGCGGGCGGTGACAGCCTGCAACGACTCCTGGGCGGCACGAACAGTCTCCATGTCCTCGGTCGGGTTGACAGAAGAACCGTCCTTCACCGACGTGGCGAGCAGACGGATCGTGTCGGAAAGTTCGGCGCGGACGGCTTCGAGTTCGTCGGCGGACAGGTCAGCGAGAATCGCAGCGAGTGCTTCGGTGTCGGCGGCGTTGCCGATCTTGTCTAACAGTTCGGCCAGGGTCGGGTCCATCACATCTCCTATTGGGATAAAGGGTTGATGGCCCGTCGCACTTTGGGTGCGCTCTTGACCTAAACCGGATACTAATCAGACGGGCCGGGTTGTGTCAACGATTCAATACAACGGTGCAGTTGGTCGACGATCGGCCCGGTTATCTCCGGCATCTGCCACCACGGGTCCGGCCACGGAGCATTCTCGTCTTGCTCTGCCCGCTCTGCCCGTACGGCGTCGGCGAGCATCAGCAGCAACCGACCGAACTCGCCGCGCATTTCGAGGAGGTCGGAGAGGAACACGGCCAAGTCCTCTGACGTGTACCCGTATGTTTCGGTCGGCGACCATCCGGCTTCGACCCGGGCCCACCCGGCGTCGACAGCCGAAAAAACGATCGCCCACAGTGGCAGCCTGGAATCTTTGATGGTGATCGACCCCGACACCCGGTCCCCCCACACGGATAGGCCAGGGTAAAGGTCGTCGGAGCGTTCTGGTGGGGTTCGCCCTACGGCCATGTTGTGCCTCCTATCTGTCTGTCGGAGGTTAGCAGCCGGAGGGGTAACGGGCGGGCCGGTCCAGGAGTGTTTGGAGGCACAGCAGACCGGGAACCCGCCCGAACCTAATCCTCCTCGTCGGAGGAAACCCAAACTTCGGAGGTGGACATCTGGTTGATGTAGACCAGGTTCGACACCATGTCGGCCGACGCAGTCACCGGGCGGGGTTCGACCGGACGCCACGGACACTCCCGGTCGTGTCCGACACCGTGACAGCCGCAAGAGTACCCGTCGACGTTCACACCGCCCCCAACGCGGCGAGTGCGGCGTCGGCTTCAAGTCGGGCTTCCAGCCGGGCGACACGAGATGCGAGCGGGTCCGCGAGGGGATTGATGGGGGCAATGGGCGCGAACCCGCTAGCAACCAGAGAAACCAGTTTGTCCCGCCGGAACGTCGCCACCGTACGGGGCAGCGGAAAACCGGGGACGTTCACCGCAAGAACACCGACCAGTTCGGTGCTGCCACCACGGGGACGCCAGTCACCCGACGGCGGGTTAGCAGAAAGTTCGTGTTTCTGTTGGTCGGTCGCCCACGGACGAACCCAACCCGACAGCCACGGCCCCATCACCCCGTCGACCGCAGCAACATCGGCGACAGCATGGCCGGTCTGGTCGTAGTGGCCGACCGCCGAAGCCGCCGACGCTCGAGGGTTGGCGTGGCCGGTGTCGACGGTGATCCGCCCGGTCGGCACCGGACCGTCCTGTGTGCGGGTGGCACCAGTGTGGAACCATGCGTAACCGGACGGGGAGCGGGGAGGGGTGAGACACCGGTCGGTGTAGGCGGTGTGACAGTCCTGCCACGACGCCAAATGGCCGTACACCTGCCCGTTGTCGATGGTGAGCGGCACCCCCCACGGGCGGGCGTCAGGAGCACCGGCTTCGACGGGTACACCTTCGGTGTTGACCCACACCACCCGAGGGTCGGTTTCGTCGGGTTCGACCATTCTAAACCATTCGGACGGAGGCAGGTCGAACATGCGTTCGTCGGGTGCGCCGTGTGCGACCAACCCAGTCAACCAGATGTGAGGGACCGTCCCCCCGGACGCAACAATTTCGATGCGTGCGTCAGCGAACGCCGCATTGTCAACAATGGCGGCACCACGCAACCTCGCACCCGTGGTCACATACAACCAGTCGTCAACCACCACACGGCCATCAACCACTTCGGGGTCTTCAGGTTCGGGCACTTCGTCGTCGAGCCACGCTTCCATTTCCGCCTGGTGCTGATCCCAGGACGCTTTGTCCACCCGGACGTCGACCTCCTCAGAATCCAATTCGACGGACACCCCAGGAATGGCACCACCGGCAGCTTCTAACAGTTCGACGGTGCGGGCCACCAACCCGACCGTTTCGGGGTCGGCAGAGTCGGTGTGCAAAAACCCTTCCCCCATGATCTGGTTGTTGTCACGCCAAACCCTGGTGATCTCCCCGACGATCGCAGCAGAATGGTCGCCTTCGTCCCGGTCGAACTTCAAAGGTAGGGGGAACAGGTCGAAATCCCAGTAGATCGAGTCCGCTTCGAGCATCCGTCCGTCGCCGGTCGGTTCCCCCTCAACAGCAAGAACCCCCGACCATGCGGCCGGACCGCCGGTGTCGGCGGCGGCGAGGACAGCTTCGGCTTCGGCAACAAGACCAGCAACATCGTCGGTGTCATCAACCAGTTCGATGGTGGCACCGTCGAACCCTGGTGTGTCTGACAGGACCACCGCTCTGAGCTCCCCCGACTCCACCCACCGGCCATGAGATTCCGGGCTCATGTCAAAACGTTCCACGTCCGCTCCCACATCTGCGACCACATTGGCGGGGCCGTCGTATTCACCGTCGAAAACGACAGTGTCGGATGTCAACCAGACCACCCCGTCAATGGTTTCCCGCCCGATGTTGGCGATAGCCCCGACCGGTTCACCGGACCGGAGGATGGGCACCGTTGTTTTGTAGGTGAGGGCGTCGGGGTCGAACCCGGCACCGTCTGTGAGGACACCTTCGGGGGCGATGAGAATACGGAAGCGGCTCATGGTTCCACTTTACCTTTTTTTGGTCATGTGACGACTTCTTCTGTTAGGGCTAACGTCCGCGACGACCGACACGCACAAAACCAGTGGTCGCCCGGATACCAGTACGAGTTGTGGGGCCAACGGTTCGACACGTTGTATAAAGCGTCGGATTCGAAATCGTCGAACACCACCCCGTCCAACCGTTTATGCGGCCGGAACGTTTCCCTCGGGTACGTTCCGTAAACCCACGTCCACGCCACTGTCACCAACCCGCCCAACTCCATCCACCCTTCAACTGTTGCACCGTTAGCCACCCCGATCGACCCGGGGGTTGCACCAACCCCACCACCCGCGGTGGTCATCGTCGACAACAACAGTCCGGCGGGCACTTCAGCAAACGTCGAATCCCCGCGGGCCAACCGTGCGGCACCCGCATCGTTGCCGGGGGTGGGAGAAAACCAGCGGGAACGCAACCACGATGTGAGCGCCACCGCCAACCCGGCCACAGCTCCCGCAACGTTCGCTGCCATCTCCGACCCGGGTTCGACCGGGACACCGGTCATCGCCGCCACCGCTGCCGCCGCATCGGCCAGGCCGTCGTGGAGGATTTGTGCGGCCGGTTCGACGATCGAATCGAACGCACCGTCAGGGACGACTGTTTCGGGTGCGACCCCGGCGTCGACCAAGGCTTGTGCCAGGTTGGGGGTGTCCGCGGTCAACCCGGCCAGGGTCATAGCTTCGACCAGTCGGGTTTCGGCTTCTTCGGCCTGACGTTCGGCTTCGTCGTCGGCCAACGTGAACAGTGCAGCAAGAACCCGGGTGTCGATCGCTGTGAGGGCGGCACCGTCCAATCTGACACCGGCGGCGGTCAACACGTCACCTTCGGCCGGGTCAGCCAACGACGCCGGCAACATTCCCGTATGCGGAATGTCCGGCAACCCGACCGCCACCAGTGACGATTCGGGGTCGAACCCGGCACGGACCAACACTGCCGCCGCCGTAACCCGACGGGCCACTTCGTCAGCACTCCCACCACCAGGCATCCCATCAGAGCTCATCATCGTCAACGGGGTCGGGTCCACCACCACCACATACCGGTCAGGGTCCAACCCGGCGGCACGCCACGCCGGACGCAACCACGAATTAGTCAACCCCGACAACACCTGTTCCACATCAGGACGCAAATGCTGCACATAAGTCGACTCGTCAATAAACCACACGTTCCAATGGTTGTTCCCGCCCATCCCCAACAACCGTTCCGCCGGCAAATCCATCCCACCAGCAACAGCAATTTTGATCTGTTCGGCCATGTCCAAGATCAGCGTGTCGAACTCCCGGTCGATCGCCATATGCCGGACTTCGCCCAACAGGTCGGCTTTGCCGAACAGGAGGTACGGCATGATCGCCGCCGCCGCCGACTGGTCGCTGATCGGCGACGAGAACACGTTGAACATGTCCCGCATCAACGGCGACATGGTGTCGTCACCCTCACCCGGAGGCCCCGGCGGAGCAGGGTCCAATTCTTCGGGGATGACCATCAGCCCGGCATGCAACCTCGATTTCAGCACCCCAGAAATGTGCTGTTGGATCAACAACAACTGTTCGCATTCGGTCAGCACCGACCGCAACGACGAATCGGGGAACTCGGGACGTTCCGGGTCCGGGTTCCAAATGCGGATCGCCTGGACCGGTTCCATTTTCGGGTCTTTTTCCCGCCGTTTCCTGGTTTGGGGGGTCAACACCTCCCACACTTCGGCATACCCGTCGGGCGGTTCGCCGGTCTGGTCCGACGTCACCTCCCCGAACACGTCCGGCACCGCCGGTGGCGGAGGCGCAACCGGCACCCCGTCCACCTCGTAGCGGACACACAAATAGCCTTCCCCGGCAACATCGTTGTGGACGACCAGTTGAGCGACCAGGTCCGACACCCCACCGTAAGGGCCGTGGCCGAGCCGTTCCAACTCCATTGCAGCCGGATGGTCGAGGGGGAGCGGTTCCGGCGCTACCTCGGGGTCGGACGGTTTCTCCGCCACGAATATGCCCAGGGCGGCAACATTGTCTTTGATGAAATCCATTCCGTAGTGGACGATCCCCAAATGTTTGACAACGAACCAGGCGCGGGTCTGCCACCCGAACCCGCCACCCGCCGAAGGTTCCGCCGACGCGAACCGTCCGGAGTCGTCGGGCATGAGCCGTGCTGCAGCCTGGATTGAACGGGGTCTCGGTTGGGATGGTCGGCGCATCGGTAGCGACATGGTGGCGATGTTAGCCGTCTACCGGTTCACGTGTACGTCACCACAACCGACACCAACCCGGCGACCGCCCACCACACCAGTAGCCCCAACCACGCCGACCACCCGAACAGGACCGTCGCCGCGGAGACAACGGCCAACGCCAACCACACCGACACACAAAAGTCGCAGCCGACCAAATAGCCGACCGTGGTTGGTGACACCACCGCCCACGCCTGGTCGGTGTCAGACCAGAACACTTCGACACCGGCCGACGTCCGGCCATAAGCCGGGTCGTCGCCCTGTTCGACCGTCCCATCGTCAGGGAAAATGGTGTCCTCGGCGGGCCAGCGAGCCCACACCCGCCGGCGTAACGGTTCGGTGATGACATCGGTGGTGACCAGTCTCGTCAATCTAAAAACGGCCAGGGCCAGCAGGATGACCGGAAGCCACAGGTCGGTCATTCGATGGTCACCTTCGTCACCGTCTCCACCGACAGAGTCACCCGTTTCGGTTTGCCCGCCACCCGGTAAATGTCCGCCGAGTAGCCGTCGATGTCGATGTCGGTGCCAGGTAGGCGGAGGGTTCGGGCGGCCTCCGCCATGTTCTTCGCCTCGATAATCCCGAGGATCTCACGGTCGTCATCAACGATCAGATATGTGGCCATGTTGTGTGCCTCCTTGTGTTGGTCGAATCATAGTCTTTTCCATCCCCGGTTGCAGGGGTTGCAATATGGGTGCATTAAGCAACCCCAATTGCAACCAACCCCCTGGTTGCAGAAGGTTGCAGAAGTGCAACCAAACAAAAGCCCAGCGTAAGTACACTTTTCTGCGGTTGCGGTTGCAACTGGTTGCACGATTGCAACCAAAGTGGTGCAACCACCTGGAACAACCTGGAAAATTGGAAGAATTTACCAGGGATCTGGTAGGTCATTATTGACCTCATAACCGTCCACATTGGAGTGGATCAGATCGGGGTTGGACTTGATCAACCGGGACACAGTGCCCTTGTTGATGTTCAACGCATCCGCTATATCGACCAGCCGCTGCACCGGTTGGTGTTCATACACCCAACCGACGATACGATCAATGTCAGATGCAGTTTCGGACGCAAAGATTGGTTCACTACGCCTATCGATGCGAACTCCACCGGCAGTCCAGTCCACGACGATCGACCTGGCCGGCCGTTCGGGGCCGTGGTTCCACTTGGCGTCGGTCATTGTCACCGTTGTCTGGGACTGGGTTCGATAGGTTTTCTTAGCGAACCACGACGAGACGACACGGTTGCGGAGGAACACCGACCCATAAGAGTGTTTGGCTGGAGTGTTGCGCCGGGTGGATTCTTTGTCGAGGTGGTCGATGATCCAGGACCGGCCGCCGAGGTGGACTACCGCATCGATGAAAGTGCGGGTGTCGTCGTCGTTGTTGAGCGACCCTGACTGGGCACCCGACCGGGAGTCGATCACCAGGCCTTCGATGCCCTGGTCTTCGATCTGGGTTTGGAGGGAGTCTGCTATCTGGTGGAGTGCGGCGTCGGGACGGTAGTAGTAGATGGGTTCGCAGTCTGCGAGGTTGATGCCGGCAGCTCGAGCCATTGACTGGAGCCTAAACGAGAAGAGGGTTTCGTCGTCTTCGTAGTCGATGAACCCGCACGGGCACCGTCGAGACGGCATCGCCTTGTCCCCGACCAGCGAACGTCCCGAAGCTAAGGACAGGAGAAGGGCCAGACTGATCGTGGATTTGGCCGATTCGCCGTCACCGAAAAGCAGGGAGGGTCGAGGCATGTCCGGCCAGTAGTCACCGACGAAGAAACTCGGCGGGTCAGCGGGTGGACGGTCCCGCATGTCGGTGAGCCGGCCCACGGTCCGGTATCTGCGGACGGCTTGGGCGAATAGTTGGGCGAGAATCTCGTGCCATTCCATATCCCGGTCGTACCGGTTGAGTTCGGTGACTAGTTCCCGACGTGCCGACGCTGACTGTGTGTTCACGCGCTGGTATTCGATCAGCGCCTTGTTGTTCCAGTAGATGGACACTTCGCCGTGGACTTGGCCTGACTGCCAGTTGAGACGGTCGACGACGGCTCGGACCGCCGAAGCGGGCCACCCCATTTCCACGTTGGCCTGCCCGACGGTGACGGTCGGGACGGTTGCGCCACCCTGGTGGGCGGTGGTGATCCGGACCAGTTCCTGTAGTTCGGCGGCGGTGTGAGCGTAGAGCCAGTCGTTGACGTCGCCTTTGGGTTGGACACCGTCAAGTTTGACTATCCGCACTTCCCGTGCTGTCCGACTGATCGCATCGGCTGCCCTGGCTGCATACTCCTCGCCTTGAGTGTCGTTGTCGGGGACGATGGCTACGAGCCCGCCGCTGAACCACTGGGCGAAATCGTCGGACCAGTTTCCTGCCCCTCCCGGCGTGGTCGTCGCTACAAGCCCTTCGGCTTCGAGACGGTGGACGTCCTTCTCGCCCTCCACTACGAACACCCAACGCCCCTGGTCGATCCCTTCCCTGAGTTCGGGCAGTCGGTAGGGGTAGCGGGTGACACCGGTGAGGTTCCACTCCCATTTGCCGTCGCCGGTCGGGCGGCGCTGTTTGAAAGATTTAGGGACGTAGCGGACCACTTCGAACACCAGTTCCCCGTCGGGGCCGTGGTAGGGGTAGGTGTCTAAGATTTTGGCTTTGTCGTCGCGGTCGGCTTGGAGATCCGATGGTTCCAGTCCGACGGCTTTAGCAATGTCGGCGGTGGTGCATGACCCTTCGGTGGAGAAACATTTGACGGCGAGCCCGTCGCCCATGTCTCGGACTGACATCGATGGGGAACGGTCGGGGTGTGCGGGACAGCACGCCACCCAGTACCCGCGCTGTTTTTTGACTTTGGTCAGACGGGATAGGAGGTCGTCTGCGGAGATCACATCGACGCCAACCGCAGCCAGTCAGCCAACCGGATTAACCAGGTGTCGACGGGGTTCGGGGCGAAGAATGCCCACTTGAGTAAGAGTCTACTAAGATTATCGATACGGCTCATAGACCGTCTAGCTTAGTCGCTTCACTCCCTCAGGGTTCGGTGGGGCGACTAGCTTTTTCTGCCACTACTTGGTGGCCAGCCCGGCGAGCGCCTTTTTCTTGTCTTCGGCCCGTTTCTGGTTGCGGGCGGCACGTTGGGATTGGATGGCCTGTTGGGTTGCCGCACCCTGCTGGCGTCGGGCTTCGACCTGTTTCTTTGTTCGGCATCCGCACATGGTCGGAGTGTATCAGCCGGGCAGTCGGAGTGTTGACAGCTGGTCGCCGTGCAGTCTGGCCGGCGCCCGGGTTTCGATTTCGAGTTCGGTGACCGCCCACACCAGTGCGTCGACCCGGTTCGGTGACCACGCCGACACGTCCGGTTCCCACGTCACCATTTCCGATTCGAGTTCGGGCCACCGGCCCAGGTGGTGGATGCGTCCCTGTTCGTAGAGGGCCCTGACCGGTTCCGCCCGCACCGCTTTGCCCCTCGACGCGTTGACGTCTTTGTAGGAGACGGACGCCCGGACGGTGCGGATGGTCGATTCGACCATGTCTCCACCGAAGTTGCGTTCTCCAACAATCCGGTCGGCGTCCACTTTGTCGTATGCGTTAACAACAGCGGTACCCCACGAGTTCGGGGAGCCGGTGGTGTCAGTGAAATCGCCGATTATCACTCCGTGAGGGTAGGGGGCGGTCCCGCCACATTTACAGGAGTGGTTGACTCTGCCTGCGGCGATGATCCCGGTTTCGGTGCGGCCGCCTGATGGGTCGACTCCGACGACGACACGGCGGAATTCGGGGGTCAAATGGATTCGGTTCGGTTCGATCAGGTCCATCGACCAGAGGGCGCCGGCGAGTTCGTCGAGCAGTTTCCCTTCGATCTCCTGTGCTGCCAATGATGTGCCGCCGTACCGTTTGATGAGCCGGTCGTAGAACATGGGGTCGAGGTGGGGGTTGTCCTTCGTGCTGGCGTAGTGGACCATGACCCTGGCATCCTCTACGATCGCAGCGTAGGCGGGGTGGGGTTTCGGGGTGGTCGACCCGACCCAATGCGGGTTCGGTCCGGTCCGTAACCCGAACTGCATTTGATCCCAGGCGTCGGCGATATAGGGCCATGCCGCCAGTTCTTCAACCCAGACCAGGCAGTTATTGCCTCCGGCCCGGAGCCGGTCAATGTCCCGGCGGGAGTTGGTGCCGAACAGTTTCATTTCCGACCCGTTCGCCCATTCGACAATGGTGCCGCCTGTCCGTTGGCGTAGATGTGCGTCGGGTCGGATCGAGGTGAGGCACACCGGGTGACGGTCGGCGGATTCGACGGCGTCGCCGATGGTCGGGGCGATCAACGCCATTTTGTGTGGCATTTTGCCGGGGATGCACGGCGGGCCTTCGACGTGGTCGGTCACATATTTCGCGATGGCGGCGGTCTTGCCGGACCCTCGGCCCGCTTGGATGAGCCACCCGTCCCAATCCTTGCCGGGGGTGCCTGCGGGGGGTTGCTGGTGGGGGTGGAGGTGGTCGAAAACAAACGCGCCCTGCGCTCCGAGTAGTGCCCGTTCTAGTTCTTCGAGGTCAGACCGAGTTGGCGACGTCATTGGGCAGCGATTCGATCCACAACCGGACCAACTCCCGACTTGGCAATTCGGTCACTTCGAGCCGGTCGGCTTCGCCCAGTCCCGTCCTTGCGAACAGTTCTTTGATGGCACCGAGCCGAACCTGTTCTGATTCGGCGTGCAATGCAAGCCGGACCAGCTCCGCCGCGGCAGGGTCGGCGGCTTCGAGTAGCCGCATTTTGGCGGCCTGTCTGACTTGTGGTGCGGAGCCTCCATGCATGATGCAGACGTTACCGCCTTTGATCGACCAACGTTGGCATGGTTGACCGGTGCGTGATGAGTGGGCGGCACATTTGCTACCAAGGGTTGATGTCACCATAGGTTGTTCCCTGCCCTTCTAGCATTTGCCGGCATTGTAAACACTCCACGCACCGAACCCCTGTTCGAGATAAACCTGGTATGCGACAACAATGTTATCTGCCGGGTTGAACGGGTTACCACCGTAGGTGTCGAACCAAAAAGGCTTTACCTGGAACAGGCCTGACGCTCCGGACGGGTTGAGGGCGTTCGGGTTGCCGCCGGATTCGTGTTCGATGATGCAGACTGCGGTATCGACCAGTCCTGCCGGCCATATAGCGGCGACGAGGGGCCTCCACTGTTCCCAATCCGAACCCATACCGGTGTTGGTGGACCCGACCGGCTCAGAACCAGCAGACACGGCGTGTGGGCTGTTCTGGGGGCTGTGACGGAACCCTGGTGGCAGGTAGGTGGGGTGTCGGTCCATCATATCGGACACTTCGGCGACCAGGTCGACGGTCAAACCCTGTTCGACCCGTTGATGCCAGTCGGCATACCAGGTGTCTAATTCTGTGAGGGTGTGTGCGGTGGCCGGCCCGGGCGGAAGTAGCAGGACTCCCACCACGGCGACGGCTGCTACCCGACGGAACATGTCAGGTTTGTGTGATCGAGTACAGGGGGTCGAGTATGTCGTAGTCGACACCGACCGCCTCCACCCACGATTTGGCTGGCCCTCGGGGTGTCAGGGCGAACACACGCTGCCGTTCGTACACGGTGTGGGGGGCGTTGTCGTAACCGTTGTTCGCTGTGAACGGAGTGGTCGTATACCCGGCGTCGGCGAACCGGACCACGTTCGGCCCCGGTGTCACCGTGTTCGTGTAGGAGCGGTCGTCGAGGACCAGCCCGGTCGACTTCTCCACGATCTTGATGACCGGTCTGACGTCCGGGGGGTTCACCACTGCGGGAGCTCCCGGTTCGTACCCGGGTTGTTGGCCCTGGTCGGCGGGGTCGCCACACGTCCCGTCGTACCCGAGTTTCGTGATCTGGATTTCGTCCATGTACTGGTCGTTGATTTTCGACACGTAGTTGCCGTTGGTGTCTTTGACCGTCCAGAACGACACCCGTACTGCCACACGGCCGGTGGCCCGGTCGACGAGGAACATGTACGCCTTCGTGTAACCGGCCCGGTCACCGCTGATCCACCCGTAATCATTGTCGAGGCTCACCTTGTAGGGGGCGGTCCACAACGGGCCGTTCGGGTTCAACGATGTGAGAATTATGTCGAACGCTGTTTTGGGTTTCCCCGTGATCTTGAACGGTTCCCGTTCAATCTGGGCGAGAACACAGGGGTCAGGTTCGAACGGTGGCGGCGGGTCAGGTGGGGTGTCGCCGTACGGTGGGACACCGAGCGACATCAGGCTGTCTTCGATGTACTGGCCGAAATCTTGTGTGTACTCGACGGGTGCGGGCATGGGTTAAAGCTCCTTTGGGGTTGTGGCCAGGTTAGTGATAAATACGGCTACCTGGATAGTTCATGCCAGCCACCTGTCTTTTACGGCTTCAAGAGCGGCCCTCGCCACAACACGGCAGTAATTATCGTCTATTAGATCGTCACCTATACGCCCACGAATACTCGCCG